ATGTCTATGTCTACGCTAACCAAGTTTGCAATGGGTGCAAGTTTCCCCATTGCATGGAGTTGTAATCATCCAAAGACCACGATTGCACTCCTCGGAGGTTCTGCCGCTGCCTACAAGTTAGTGCAGCTATATATAAGGTTATATCACCGTTACGTCAACAGGTATGAATTCGTTCCGCCTAGTGATGACCGTAACATCGCGGTGCGATACCTTATGAACACGTGCAGATTCACCTGGGCTTCGGCGCGCTATGGCTTTATGACTGTAGGTGGTTGTTTTCCGCCGAATGTGCAATATTATTCTGCGCTGATGGAGAAGAGCATAACCCGTAAACCAGATTTACGTCCATCCTTCGTTCCAGCAGGCGACAGCATCGAGATCTTTCCTTGCAATTCAGTTCACTCACACCCAAAATCTGCCGAATTTCGATCTTCAGCAAACGTGTATCTTACTGAATCAGTGAAGCGTGCTGGCTATGACCCGTACAGCGTCTCTTCTTCGAGAAGAGATGACGGGGCAGGCAGCCGCTATTACTACTGTGTGAAAGATTTCGGGATCACTTATCGATCCGATCCAATAACCGACAACAGTGTTCTCATTTTCACTGACGTTGATTATTATGCTGATATGCCAAGGTGGCTCAATTTGTGGAAACCCATCTGCATGTATTCATTGGTACCGGACTCGTTAAATTACAGCAATGACGAGTATGGCTTTCAATTTGAAGGAAATGAACTGCAGTATTATGTGTCGGGAGGAGGAAGATACAAACATATGTTATGGGACTACAAAGGAGACACTGTCAATGCAATTGACCTGGACGGCAACTTGCTCGTGTTTGACATTGAACAGAGACGCATAAAGGGCGACGAACAACATCGCCTAATATGGCTGCTACCCAAAGCCAGGATAACCGACCCCTTGTGGATGTCGGTTTATACTGACTGGTCGCAGAACCTGCTTGTGCGTAAGACAGTCGTCAATGACGGTCTTAAGACTCTCTGGGAACCAATATCAGACATGTTATCCATCGGCGAAGAACACTCGAACTATTCCGTCAACATCAACGGAAAGTTGTTCGAGGCAATACGCACTCGTTTGCAATTTAAAGATAGTGCGCCTTATGTATCCGACGTTGAGCGTATGTTGAAAGAGGCAAAGCACCCCAATCACACCCGTGACGCACCTATATTGTTTAAGTGCTTCAAGGGGGCCATTACCATTAGGCCCAATGTGGTTAAGACCGGAGCTTTCCCAACTACATACCAAGCTTTGCCCAAACAGCCGGGCTTAGTAACGGAGGACGCAAAGATGCCAGGCCAGGTAATAACATCGCCCTTAACATCACAACCGGCCTTATTTGCGACAAAGGGGTACAATGCTGACTTAGCATGCATTGAAGGGAGATTGGACGCTGTCAAGAACGTGAAGCGCTTTTCTCCTAAGTATCGCAAATATGCAAACGAATTCGTTCATCGGCTTGTACCACAACATCTGGTAGGTACGGGTGTACCATTATCAATCGGTGAAGTAAGAGAATCTCAAGATAAGAAAGCTCAGAGGGGACGCTTCGACCAAGTTGCCCCAATGATGTCAA